TCTTAGTAACCGGTTTGTTGTATTCTGTAATACCTAAGTCTTTTAGCAAAGGTTCGAAGTCAGGCCAGTCATTTAGAAGTGTTCCGTCTTTAATGTGAGTAAGGACCTTCGCCTCTTCCCAGTGTAGGCCTTCTAAGATTTGTAGCCAGTTCGATTCTTGTTTCCAGGCTGGGAGGTTCTTAAGGTTAGAACCAGGTGTAAAGAATTGTCTAATTCTACGCCACTCCAGTGTCATTGTAGTTTGTCCCATTCCCTCTGGAATGTCCTTGTCAAACTTCACTGTCTCAGGCACACCTTCGGGTATTCCAAAGTCATATTTCTCAGCACCGACGCCCATTCTAAATATAGGAACAATCAATTGATTGCCTGCTCCACACTCTTTGAGCCTTGATACCTTCTCTGCTTTGTCTTTGCCTTTAATAACATAGTCAAAGGCTTCATTAATTTGTCTAAATTTTCTCATGTTGTCTCCATTGTCTAGAAGTCTGTAACGACATCCATCATTCCACGCATTTTATTTTTTATGAAGTAGTTTAATAACTGACTCCTATCTCCGCCTTGTTGAGCTTCGTAACTATTTATAATGCTATCTTTTATCTCCTGTGGCGTTTTGGACAAATCAACTAACAACTGATTGCGATTGAAACCGTGTGCCATTTCAGAGTTGACCACCCATTCTTCAGGCGGCTTAGTTTTCCATTCAGCTAACAGTTTCTTTTTAATGGGACGTTGGCGTGTGCCTGTTACAAAGCAATCATCAGGTGATAGCATATTAGGTACACCGTCTCCTTTGTCGCCTGTAATGATATGTTCCATTAGAACTTGATCTGCTGACTCTTTAATCTTAACCCACTTCTTAAATGCGGGTGCGTACTGTTTGACATTCTTGTACTTCTGCAATTGATTAAAGTCATGGTCACCACTGATAATTAGGAAAGGCTGAGGTTCTATCTCATCAAACAAACCCTGTGGCTCACCCTTAGTCTGCGAATACTCAGCAAGTGTGCCTATAACATCATCAGCCTCAGCACCCTCTACGTCAATACAAGGGTAAGGAAAGAACTCTGATAAGTCGTCTCTGATAGTATTAAGAGCACCAAAGATTGCGGGCCAATCTAGTGGACTGTCATCGCGGCCTTTCTTACGATGTGCTTTGTAATGAGGAAATACATCTCGTCTCCAGTACCTACGGTTGTCCATTGCCAGCACCATCTCACCATACTCTGAACCGAACCTAACCTTATAGGAACGGATTGTATTGATAATCATGTGCCGTAACAATGGCAAGTCTACCTCTATGTTATTAGTATTGCGTCCTCCAATCTCTGCCATGAAATTCGCAATTGCTGTTTGGTTAAAGTCAACTACTATCATGTCAGGATCCTCAACAATACGGAATTAGGTTGTAGCCTTGTACGGACTATCATCTTCTTGCCTCTAATACCTTCATTCATAAACTTATGTAAACCATTAGCCCTAGCTTTCTTAAACATTGCCAACACTTCATCAGGCTTACGCACAGTCTTCTCATAGGAAGAGTCGACATCATAGTTATCTATTGACGTACCCTTAACACCTAAACCACCCGAGAACTCTGACTTGTAAACACCTAGGCGCTTACGTTTAACATCGTAGTACCATACTTCACTAGCTCCGATAATATCTACGGGGTTCTCAGACTTGATATCCAAGTCCTTAAACTCTTGTAAGTACCTTAGACGTTTTACAACCTTAGCTTTATCAGTAGGCTTCTTACGTCTAATGCGTGTTATCTTCTTAGTCTGTTTAATGTTCATAATGAACGATGCTACGTCATTGTACCAAGCAATCAAGTCCTTAGTCGTTGACTTCTTAATGTTAGAATAGCCTTCGACTAGCTGTTCGTCCCAATCGCTACGGTTCTTCATTAAACGAACACGGGTAAGTTCTTCAAACTCGCCTCGCTCTTTGTCTAGTATCTCAAAGAACTCATTAATCTCAGCTTGATTAAGTTTAAACGATTCCAGTGCATTGAGGCTAGGTGTTTTCTTACCATCTAGGACCTGTTGGACACCTAGCTCAACAAACTCTAAAGCGTCAGGTAAGTTCTGCCTAATTTTAACCACCTTAGGCTTAGCTGCAATCTCTTCTTTTATTTCAACTAGTTTCTTAGCTTTCTCAAGTTGCTCTGGCATCCTATCCCGAATGTACTTTTCTACTGTAGCAGGTAAGTACCCAGTCTTTTGCCAGACATAACAACTTTGTCCTGAGGACCTAAAGTTATGGTCGGGGAGTTTATTTAGCTGACGCTGTGTTTCAACGTCCCAGCCTGAGGCATCCTTCATCCATGCTTTGAATGCGGCAATACATTGCTTGTCGCCGATTTCATAGTGAATGAAATACATGGCATCTTTGTATGCCTTGTCTAGTTCATCAGGGTTGGTGCAAGACTGGATCTTTTTCCAGTCTGGTTCTGTGAGCATATACATGCTACGTTTTTTCTTAGCTCGTGCCATAAAAGGACTCCTTTAGTGTAATTCATAATAGTAATTATAAGACATAAAAAGTCATTTGTCAAGCACTTTTTAACCAAAATAGAAATCTTTTTAGGAGTCTAGCGGGGAAAGTACCTTAAATCCGATGATCCTGTCCCAATTAATGGTACGCCACTGGCTGATTTGAGTGTCGAATACCGTAATGATATTTGGGTTGGGTGCGCGAGGTGTTGTTACCTCTGGGATAGCTTGTGGCATGAGAGTACATTCCATGTGTCGAATCTCGCCATTGGCTTTGTGGAATACGAACTTACAGTTTGTCTTTTCAAGTAGGGTGTGAACCTGTTCTTGCCATTCTGCGTCGTTGCGTGTTTCTAGATATTGTGTTACATTTGGCATAATATTATTCCGATTGAGTTTTGTTATCAATGAGCCATTTCAAACGGCTCTCCTTTAAGCTGTCCATTTTAGATTCTTTGCCATACTTTTCCGATACCCAATTATCTGATTCCTCGTCAAGTGGCTCAGGTGTTGGTGGCTGTTCCTCTGCCTTAACACCAAAATCTTGTTCAGGTTTTTCTAAATCCTTTTCACCTATAAACGTAATGGACTCACCTCGTCTTTGCATTAGACTCATATTAGCTGCTATCACTAGTAAGATCGCTAAAGGATCAAATACAAATATAAGTAACATTATAATGATTCTGACGGATTTGTCAACGTTCGCGGCGACCGAATCTTGATATAATAGTTCTGCGATGTATTTAATAGGACCTAGTTCAGCATTCATATTGGCTACTTCTTGTTTCATAGGAAGAAGCTCTAGGTTAAGTTCGTCAATCCTAGCAACAGCAGCGTCCATTTGCGCGTTTAATTCTCCACGTTCCTCACGTTGTTGCCTGTTTACATAGTTCTTATCTTGTCCTCTAGACGTTCTTAGAGTGTCATCTAAACCCTCGATACGTTGTCTAGCCTGTTGTAACTTACTTACTTCCGCATCTAATCTAAACTCTATGACTTCCATGTTTAATGTGTAGTCTTGATTGGTTGCTGTCTGATCTATGTGAGCTCTGGATAAAAAGCCAAAGATGCCAAGGGAGGTGATGATGCTTAGAACTACCACCGCTGCTGTAAAATACGTCTTGATGAGTGTGTTAGATGTAGACCAATACCTATATAGCCACGCAGCCGTAACCAACTTAGCTATCTCAAGGGCAATACCCATTGTCATAATTTCTGTTGAAGCCGCCGGGAATATTGTTATCAGTCCGACAATAGAAAAATAAGCCGCCACAGAAGATACTGCTAAGGCTGAAAATAAAAGTAAAATTATAAATGGCATTTAGGTCTCCATTGTATGGGCTCGAACTCTGCTAAGGGTTCTTTGTTCAATCTAATGTTCAACATAGAGTTTAAACATTTGGGGTCGTGGCGCTGTTGCCACTGTAATAGAAACTCTTGCATCTTCGCCCATGATTTCATTTTAAATTCAGCAATAGTTTCTTTTTCTAATTCACCTTCGAAGGCAAGTACATACTTGCTACTCCCATAGTATTTCTCATATAGTCTCTGTGTTTTACCAGAGTATCCTATATAATATGTGCCGTCCGGGAAGTATGTGCAGTACACTCTATGAACTTGCGGTTCCTTCTTCTTCCTTGGCTTTTTCTTCTTGACTGTCATCTAGTACACCTTCATCATTATCTTGTGTACTATTTATGTCCTTATTTTTACCAAAGATTAAGTCCCAATTATCTCGGAACTTGTTATCATCTGTGCCTTTACGGCGACCTGAGCCTTTCCCACCATGCCATTGAGTCAAGTGCTATTCCTCTTTAATAAACACGCCGTCTACCATCTTGCCTTTACGATCTTTAATATCGTTGTAAGCAACAGCTAAACAGTCCCTGATTGTTAATTTGTTTCGTTTGGCAATGTTTATAAGAACAACAATACAGTCACCAATATCGTCAGCCACGTCTCTTTGTTTGCATACGTTATCTGACAACTCGCCGACTTCTTGGATCAGTTTACATACCTGATCTTTGTCGCTAGCTCCGTCAATTAGGTTACGGTCCTCATGCCAGTTCTCAATGGCTTTAATGTAATCCTCAATATTTTGCACGTTCTATATCCTCTTCTTCACATTTTTCTCCATACTGTATCTCAATGATGTGGCATGGTATATTAGATGTATTAATAATTTGGTGCCATGTCCCTCTTGGAACATGATACACGTCTTCAGTTTTTAACTGTACTTCCTTGTAGTCTGCAAGTCTTACCTCACATACTCCACTTTGAACAAACCATATCTCGCTACGGAAATAGTGTTTTTGGTAGCTGAGGCTTTCCCCAGGTTCAATTACCAATTCTTTTAATTTGATTCCAGTCTTTTCAAATAAGACGTTGTAACTTCCCCACACTCTATGGACAGGCTTATCGTATTTCCATTCTTCTAGTATTCGACTACTGCTATCTAATTTATAATGCCCACCTACGCCGAATCTAAAGGTGATGTCTGGTACAAATATTTCTGGGATAGAATGGTGATCTCTGTCTCCACCATTACAAAAACAAATCTCGTCTTTAGGAAAGGTTTTCTTGAGAGTCTCTAAGGCGTCTATGCAAGTATCATCATCGTCATTAAAACCAACAACCAAATAGACATTTGCTAAGTTTTCTAATATTGTGGCGCGGTCATCAAACTCCATAAAAGGTTTGCCCTTCTTACGAGTTAACCATTCGTCGCTGTTGAGAGCTACAATTACCTTATCACACTCTACGGCTGCTTCATTAATTAAACGGATATGTCCTGTATGTAAAGGATCAAACCCACCACTCACTACGCCTATTCTCATATCAAATTATACTTCCTCAGGTTCTTCTAATTCTAACTCTTCCTCAAACTCCAACTCTTCTCCACAAAATGTGCAAAACTCTGGAGTGTAAAAATGTTCGTCCATGTCGTGTTGTACTTTGAACACTGCCTCACATTTAATACATTCTAATATCTTTGATCTTCCCATATATTTTCCTTAAAGTCCTTCTCCCCAGAGCCATGCCGGGTCGGAGCCGAATGTGTGCGTAACTTTTATATCTGTTTTAGAAAGGAACTCGTGTCCGCTTCCAATTGTTGCATTATAATCATTTATATAGTAGACTTCTGAAATGCCTGCTTGATATATTAGTTTAGCACAATGCACACATGGAAAGTGTGTAACAAAAAGACTGGCACCTTTACTAGATTCAGTCGATGTGCATATTTTCATTAACGCATTAGCTTCAGCGTGGATTACTTCAGGTTTTGTTTGTCCCTCGTGTTCACAAGTGTTGTCCCAACCAGAGGGTGTACCATTATAACCTACGGATAATATCCTATTATCCTTTACAATAACACAACCTACCTTTAGCTTTAATGCTGAGGATAGCCGCGCTGTCTCTTCTGCTATTTTAGCAAAATATTTAATGTATTTTAGTTTGATCCCCACACATCACCCCAATCCCCTGTCATTGCACCACGTGCATAGTCAGTAGCCCTATTCTCAAAGAAGTTTGTATGTGTAGGAGCATTAACCATTTCCTCTACCCAGGGTAGTGGATTCTTTTTAACTTTGTAAATGCCTCTCATGCCCAAACTAATCAATCGTCTATCACAGATATATCTAATGTATTTCTTAACTTCAACTGGTGTTAGGTTTTCCATATCACCTGATGCAAAGGCTAAGTCGATGAACTTATCTTCTAACTCTGTCATCTTTTCAGCAATAGTATAAATCTGTCCTTTTAGTTTATCATTCCACAATGATTTGTTTTCTTCAATGTAAGTTCTAAACAACTTAATCATAGACTCGGCGTGCATTGTTTCATCAACGATTGACCAAGTAATAATTTGTCCCATACCTTTCATCTTACCGTGACGTGGGAAATTGAGTAGCATAATAAAAGAACTGAACAACTGCATACCCTCAGTAAATGCTGAGAATGCCGCGATGTTTGTAGCAATAGATTCAGGTGTGCCGTTATTGTTAGACATATCCATAAAGTATTCGTGCTTGTCGGACATAGCATTATACTCTAAGAACTCGTTATATGTACTCTCAGGCATACCTAGTGTTTCGATTAAGTGAGCATAGGCAGCTACGTGCAATGCTTCTCGAGCTGCAAACCCAGACAACATCATACGAACTTCTGGTTGTGGGAAGTGAGGTAGATAGTTTGTTACATAGCCACCTGCTACATCAACGTCACCTTGTACGAAGAATCTAAAAATGTTTGTAAGGAAAGCCTTCTCGCTGTCTGTTAGTTTGGACG